AGGTTTCGAGATGGCAGAGAAAAGACCGGAATTGACGACCAATCTGCTGCCGTGCCCGTTCTGCGGGAGCGAGCCGAAGGTGTCAAATGACAGGACGTTTCGCAGCTTGTTCGCTATCTGCTGTCAGCAAAAAAATTGCCTACAGCCGACGACGCACTGGTCTGCAGATTTGGAGTCGTGCGCGCAGACATGGAATTTGCGATACAAGCCGGTCGAAAGCAAGTGATTTCAGACAAACAATAACGGGGGAATAGCAGTGAAAGGATACGAGAGTTTTATAGCAAAAAAATCTGTCACCGATCCAGATACAGGAATGTCAGTCATTCCTGATCTGAACCCGATGCTGTTCGAGTACCAGCGGGACATCATCAGGTGGGCGCTTCGCAGGGGCCGCGCAGGGGTTTATGCAGACTGCGGAATGGGAAAGGGTCCGATCGCGATGGAGTGGGCGAATCGGCAGCCGCACGAGTGCATCATTTCTGCGCCGCTGGCAGTCGCGCATCAGTTTGTCCGCGAGGCTCAGAAGTTCGGGATTGACCTGGCTTACGCGAAGGACCATTCGCAGATTACGAAGCGGATCACGGTGACGAACTTTGAGAGGCTTGAGAATTTCCATTTGGATCAATTTGGCGCTGTTGCTCAGGACGAATCCAGCATTCTCAAAAATGCATCCGGCGCTTATTGCAATTGGGCAATTGACGCATTCAAAGGAACGCCGTTTAGGCTTTGCCTGTCTGCGACTCCGGCTCCAAATGATGTGATGGAAATCGGCACGCAGGCGGAATTTCTCGGCGTGATGACTCGCGGCGAAATGCTCGCGATGTATTTCACCCATGACGGCGGCGATACAAGCAAATGGCGCGTCAAGGGACATGCGAAAAAGGCGTTTTGGGAATGGCTGGCATCATGGGCGGTGATGCTTCGCAAGCCGTCGGATCTCGGGTATTCGGACGAAGGATTCATTCTGCCGCCGCTTCTGATGCATGAGCAGTGCGTTAAGGTCAATCACGCGCAGCAGGGTTATCTGTTCGCGATGGAAGCGCAGACTTTGCAGGAGCGGCAGGCGGCGCGTCGCGATTCGATCGGCGATCGCGTGAAGGCGTGCGCCGATATCGTGAATTCAACGGACCGGCCGTTTCTCGTCTGGTGCAATCTGAATGCCGAGAGCGAGTCTTTGACGAAGGCAATCAATGGTGCTGTGGAAGTGCGTGGCAGTGATTCGGACGACCACAAGGAACGGGCGATCGCTGGATTCATCGACGGGTCCATCAGGGTCATCGTGTCGAAGCCGAGAATCGTCGGCCTTGGGCTCAATTTCCAGCACTGTGCAGATATGGCCTACGTCGGCTTGTCGGATTCCTACGAGCAGCTCTATCAGTCGATCAGAAGATGCTGGCGATTCGGGCAAACGAGGCCGGTCAATGTGCATGTCATCACGGCCGAGACAGAGGGAGCCGTGGTGTCCAATATCAGGCGCAAGGAGCGCGAAGCTGAGGAAACCTACAACAGTATGATCGAGCACTTGAAGGACCTGAACTCGGCTGCGCTGCACGGTGCGTCGAGCAGGAACAAAACGGATTACAAGCCGCGCGTCGGATTGATGATTCCGTCATGGATGAGCTGAGATGCAAACGAAAACGCAAAGCATGATCGAATCAATCGCCAATGTCGCGATCGGGTATTTCGTGGCGATCGGCGCGCAGATGGCGATTTTCCCGGCGATGGGGATCCGTGTCGAACTGAAAGAAAATCTGGTCATCGGCATGTTCTTTACCGCAGTGTCGATCGTCAGAAGCTACGCTGTCAGAAGGCTTTTCAACAAGCTGCACAACAAGGAGGAATCATGAACATTTTGAATCAAGAGCAAGGCGATAACTGGACATTGGCGCATGGCGATTGCATCGAGGTGCTGAACGCCATGCCGGATGAGTCGGTGCATTTGTCGATCTTCTCTCCGCCTTACGCGAGCCTTTACACCTATAGCAACAGCGACCGAGACCTCGGCAACAGCGCGAGCGATGAGCAGTTTTACGAGCATTTCGGGTACGTCGTTTCCGGCCTGCTGCGCGTCACGAAGCCCGGGCGGATTGTCTGTGTCGATGTCATGAACATTCCTGCAATGAAAGAGCGGGACGGGTACATCGGGCTAAAGGATTTCCGTGGCCATGTGATTCTCGCATTCCAGAAGGCCGGGTTCATTTTCCACAGCGAGCACTGCGCGTGGAAGGACCCGCTGATCGAAGCGACGCGGACGAAGGCGCTCGGTCTGATGCACAAACAGCTCTGCAAGGACTCGACGCGCAGCCGGGCCGGTATTCCGCAATATCTGCTCGCGTTTCGCAAGGATGGAGAGAACGCCGATCCGGTGGCGCACATCGACGGGATGACAGAGTTCGCCGGCGAGAATCCTCCGACTCACGGTAATCTGTCACACGAGCGGTGGCGCAGGTATGCCAGCCCGGTATGGATGGATATCAACTTCAGCAACACCCTGAATGCTGCAGCGGCGCGTGACAACGAAGACGAGCGGCACGTCTGCCCGATGGCGCTTGATCTGATCGAGCGGGCAATGTACTTGTGGAGCAATCCGGGTGACGTGGTTTTTGACCCGTTCTCCGGCGTCGGTTCGACTGGCTATCAGGCGATCAAGATGGGGAGAAAGTTCATCGGATCGGAGCTGAAGGAAAGCTATTTCAGGCAGGCGGTCAAGAACATCGCGGCCGCTCGTTCGAATCAGGGCGGACTTTTTTGATTCTGACGCTACCGAGAAGCGACGGAGCCGACGACCGCCGACTGTGCGCAGACTGCAGGCACTTCAAAGCGCCTGTCTGTCGGATAGCGAAGCCTGGAGGATTGGTGTCGGCGAAGTATGGGTATCAGCCGGCAGAGACGGGGATGCTGCAGCGGTGCAATGGGTTTTCCAAATGAAAACAGAAGATTTCGATTTGCAATGCGTCTGCGGGTCCATTCCTGTTGTGCAGCAGCGTGTAGATCAGGCTTGGTGGAAGATCAAATGCATTTCGTGCGGAGAAAATGGTGGAGAAAGAAAATCGTGGCAAACAGCGATGACAGCTTGGCGGTGGAAAATCAAAGTATTGCGCTGGAAGCATGGCGAGAGCGCGTCGCTATTGTCCGGTTCTGCTCTGGAGTCGAGATTACCGACAGGCAGGCTCAGAGGATCGTGCAGCGGCAGATTGGCCTGAGCGATGACGCTGCACGGGAGATGGATGAAGCGGATCAGAAGCAGATGTGAAAAAGCCGCCCGGAGGCGGCTTTGTTTCACGGCAGCGTTTCCGCGATTGAGTATTGCCACCGGCCGACGCCGGATTCGTCCTCGTCGTAGAGGACTTCGACGCCGCGATCGGCGTCTGAGCGGCCGACGGTTGCAGACCCGGAAAACTGCGCCTGCCATTCGGCAGAGCGCAGGGCCGCGACGAAGCTGTCGTGCTCCGTCGATCCTTGGTCGCTAAACATCTGATACATGTCTTTCTCCCTTCGTTGCGATGGCCAATTATGGGCCGGTTTCATTTGCCTGCCGCGGTCGGCAAGCTTGCGGCTTCGATCTGCTGGCGAACCCATGCCGCTCCGCCGAGTGATGCCAGCTTCGCGCGCTGGCTTGTGGTCAAGCGCAGCGACACTGTTACCGTTTGGTCGGTGTCGCTGATTGGTTTGCGGCCCTGATTGCGGTTCGGGCCTCCGCGTCGGTTCTTGTTCATGCCAGCGAGTAGCCTGCGCGCTGGAGACGAGATGCGTCTGCTGGCGTGACGACCATGTACGGCAATACCTTTTCGTCGTCTCCAAGCATGACGACCATCGGACAATCAGAGCTGGCTGCAAACAACCTTGCGGTCGCCAAAGTAGGCATGCGGTAGACGGTGCTTTTTGTGACTTGCATTTCGATCACCTGTGTTAGATTTCTATTGAATTGAGGATGCGCTCGATCCACGCAATGTTTTTTACGTCCGCCCACGTAAGCTTCTCAGGATCCGATCCGAAGTGATCGTCAGCAGCCTCAAGCAAAAGCTCGAGCTTGGCGACGATGGCTTGTTGCTTGGCGATGTATGCGGCGATTGCTGCGGTGTTGTTGGCTTTCATTTCGCTCTCCTTTTGTTTGTAAGTTGCGATGCGCCAAATGTCTGTGGATACATTCGGCGCATACATATCATGACTCAATTGCCCATTCTGCCGGAGCTTCGCCAGTCATCGCGCGGCGAATTTCTGCAACGACGTTGTTAGCGAATCCGCCGCAGGAGTGCTGCAAGAAGTCGTTGTTGAGTCCGAAAGCGATGACTTCTGCATCAGCCTGGTTTGAGACTGTGGCGTACAGGTCGCCGGCTTCGCTGCGAATCTCGAAATTGACGCCGCGCAGGTCGCCACGAAAACCGCGAAGCTCGCTGCGGATGACTGTCCATGTAGCTTTCATTTCCATCTCCTCTTGTTGGTTGGTCGCACTGCGCTTCCCATGGCTTGTATTGTAA